ACGTGCAGGCCATTTCTCAAGCAAGGGCTACGGCTGGAGAGGACATCAAAACAACAATTGGCATTTACGATGCGGCTATGGGCGCTCGGTCTAATGAGACCAGCGGCGTGGCCATTCAAAGACGTAGTATGCAGGCTCAGACAGCCAATTTTCACTTTGTGGATAACTTATCAAGATCAATTAAGCATATTGGCAAGCAGATCATTGAGCTTATCCCCATAGTTTACGACACAGAGAGAGCCGTTAGAATTATCGGCGAGAGTGATGAGGAAAAGATTGTCATCATTCAGCGCACTGTAGACCCAGAGACCGGGAAAAGCACCAGTGCTTTAGACACCGGCAAATATGATGTAGCAGTTGATGTTGGACCTAGTTTTCAAACCAAAAGACAAGAGGCTACTGAATCCATGCTTGAGTTTATGCGGGTTTACCCTGCTGCGGCTCCTGTTTTGGGTGACCTTATAGCTAAGAATGGTGACTGGCCGGGTGGCGAAGAAGTTTCAAGACGTCTTAAGAAGTTGGCACCTCCTGGGATTATCGAAGAAGAGGATGGGCAAGCTCCACAGCTTCCGCCTGAGGTACAACAGCAATTAGAGCAATCTAGTCAAATGATTGAGGGCTTAACTCAGCAATTGAATGAGGCCAACACTAAAATCGAAAACAAAGCTATGGAGTTAGAATCTAAAGAGAGCATTGAGCTTTTAAAATCCGAAGTGAATCTCAAGATTGCAATGTTGAAAGACGATGCGGCTGATTCACGTCAAATTTTATCGGCTCAAATGAGAGAAATAGATCAAAGACAAAAAGCATTAGATTTAAAATCTGCCCAACGGCAGGTCCAAAACAATCAACCTACTGGCGGGTCAGCACCAGGTCCAAACACACAGGAGCTATAAAGCTATGTCGGGAATGAAAGTAGTAAGCAGCGATGCGCCTAGAAACGAAACGGTTGAAATATCTATAGAGGATACTCTAGAGAATGATGACCAAGTAGTTCAAGAGCAGCGTGAAGAGGATGAAGTGTCTGAGGACTCTGATGAGGACGAAAAACCTAGCAAGTCAGACAAGCTAGAAAAAGGTGATGACGACTCTGGCGATGATGATGCCGATGATGAGGACGACAAAGAATCTGAGGATGATGAATCCCAAGACGACAAAGAGTCTGAAGAAAAGGCAGAGAAAAAGGCTAAGGGGAAGCGCAAATCAGGATTCCAAAAACGTGTAGACAAATTACGAGCTAGAGAAGAAGCCGCAAATGAAAAGGCTGAATACTGGCGTAGGGAAGCTCAAAAGAACTCCCAACCTCTGAAAGATGAGGGAAAATATGTCGACACAACGGAAGCCGTACAAGCTAGTGAGAAACCAAACGTTGATGATTTTGAAACTTATGAAGATTATTCCGAGGCCCTAACGGACTGGAAGGTTGATAAAAGGTTTCAAGCAATGGAGCTTAAAAACGAACAGAAGGCTATGCAAGATAGAGCTTCTGAGCGAGTGCAGCTTCACAATGAAAAGGTGGATGACTACAAGGCTGAAAATTCTGACTTTGACGATGATGTGGCTGATTTCATAGCTGAATATGGCCGAGACTTTAATCTATCTATGCCTTTAGAAGAGGCAATTACAGAGAGTGAGCTAGGTCCAGCAGTAATGCATGAGCTATTGAGAAACCCAGATGAATTTATGAGAATAAATTCTCTCGGTGTAATGGCTACTGCCAGAGCGGTTGGACGATTAGAGGCTCGCATTGATAGTAAAGCGTCACCAAAAGAAGGATTGAAAACAAAGAAAGAAACAACGAAAGCCAAAGCACCACTTAGTTCTGTGAAAGCAAAGGGCGCATCGGCTCCTAAGTCTATTTATGACAAAGGATTAAGCCAAGCGGACTATGATAAAATCAGAGATAAACAAAATGATGCTAGGGGTAACTTTAATTAAACGGAGAGTAAATCATGAGTAACTCAATTTTAACAAGCGATATCATTGTAAAAGAATCGCTACGCGAACTAAAAAATCAGTTGGTTTTAAGTCGCAAAGTAAATCGTCAATACGACAAGCAGTTTGCCAAAGGTGGCGCTAAAGTCGGCGACACTATCAACATCAGAAAGCCTTTGCGCTACTCTGTAACTGATGGTGCCGCTCTTGAAATTCAGGATTCAGCCGATCAATCGGACACGCTGACTCTTGATAGCCATAAGCACGTTGGAATGGCGTTTTCTAACAAAGATCTGACCTTGTCGGTTGATATGTTTAGAGAGCGTTATATCACACCTGCCATTACTGCCCTTGCAAACAACATTGACTATAATGGGTATTCTACTGTGTATAAATCAGTATTTAGCTCTGTTGGTGTTCCAAGCGCGTCCGCTTTGCCTTCTGACCTTAAGGGTTTTACGCAGGCTAAAGCTAAGATTGCTAACTTGGGTGGACCAATTGATGAGCTTTGTGCCATTGTTGATCCTCGCACTGAGGCGTCTATGGTTGAAGGTCTTAAGAGTCTATTTCAAGACTCCTCTGAGATTTCTAAGCAGTACAAAAAAGGTGTTATGGGATATGCCGCTGGCGCTGAGTTTAGCATGAGTCAAAACGTAGCTAAGCACACAGTTGGCGATCATGAGGGAACTCCTGCGATTGATACTACGGTAACAGCCAATGGAACTGCCACCCTACATCTTGATGGTACTTTGGGAACTGTAACTGGTTGGGCAAAAGCTGGTGATGTTATTACAATCGCAAATGTTTTTGCTGTGAATCCACAGACTAAACAGTCAACTGGTGAGCTTGCTCAGTTTGTTGTAACTGCTGATACGGATTCAAGTAGTAACGAGATTGCGGCTTTGCCTATCTCTCCAGCCATTTATCTAACAGGCCCTTACCAGAATGTAAACCGTGCGCCTACTGATGGTGATATCGTGACTATTTTTGGTCACGCTACAAATTATGCAAATGTAGTATCGCCGCAAAACCTTGTTTTTCATAAGGACGCTTTCATATTGGCTATGGCTGATTTTGAGCTTCCACAAGGTATGGACATGGCGTCTCGCGCCAGTGATGAAGAAAGTGGATTATCAATCAGCTTCGTAAGAGGTTTTGACATTGTTAATCACAGATTCATTTCTAGGCTCGATGTACTTTACGGATGGAAATGCATCTATCCTGAGTTTGCGTGTCGTGTGACTGGTCAGCCAGCATAATATCAGTGATTTAACTTACTCGGCGTGATGCCGGGTGAGTTTTAACTAATTAATTTTAATAGGAGATTTAAAATGAATACAGCTACAGATAGTTTAAAAGTACAACACGAGCTTAGCGGCGGTGGTGTAGAAGTTGGCAAATCGGCCACCGACAAGGTCGGGTTTTATGGTGCGACTCCAGTAGTCCAAGCGGCAGCGGCCATTCAAGGTGCCATTACAGATTCATCTGGTGGAACAGCTAACCTTTCTACAGGTCTTGCGGCTCTCACAGGTACATATAACAGTGTGCTTATGGCAAACTCAGTGGCAACACTGGCGGCTCAATTAGAGGACATTCGTGCCTCTCTAGTTTTGCTTGGTGCCATTAAAGGCTCTGCATAATATGAAAATATTCGTGGCCATGCCTGTCTTTGATGGAAAGTTACCTCTAGAAACGGCTTCTAGTCTTTTACAAGAGCAGCTTTTAGCTGGGCAGAATGGCCATGAATTAATCCTATGTTTCCTTCCTTCCTGTAGCGTTCCAGCTACGGGTCGGAACCAACTTGTAAAGCTATTTATGGATTCAGACTGTGACCGTCTTGTTTTCTTAGATTCAGATATTAGTTTTCCCGTTGGATCTTTATTAAGAATAGCTCACCAGCCGGAAGCATTTGTGGGTGGTTGTTATCGCTATAAAACGGATGATGAAAATTATCCTATTGGCTGGTTACCGGGCAAAGAGCTTTGGGCTAACGAGCATGGATTGATTGAGGTTGCCACAATGCCCACTGGGTTTTTGGCTTTATCTCGGTCTGTATTTGAGAAGTTCCAAGAAAAATATCCTGAGAGACATACAAGCCATCATGGGAGACCACAGTTTTGTTATTTCCAAATGGTCTTTGCTGATGGGCAGGAGTGGTCTGAGGATACTTATTTTTGTAAAGAATACCGGGACATGGGTGGCAAAGTCTATGTTGATCCAGAGATTCCCCTTTCCCATTGGGAAAATAAATATACAGCCCACGAAGGGCATATTGGGAACTGGGTTAAGCGTTTACATAAAGAGGGCTTAGAACATGGCAACAGTCAGGGATAAGATTACATCGGCTTTTAGGCTATTAGGGACTCACGCTCAAGGCGAAACGCCAAGTGCTAATGATATGAATGAGGCTCTAGCTAGGGCTCTTGATATGCTGGACTCATGGTCTGCTGATGGGAAAAAGATCCATTATCGCATTAAAGATGAGCTTACTTTGGTGCCTGGAACTGCCAGCTATACATTCGGCACGGGCGGCGACTTAAATAGTGCTAGGCCTTCAAGGGTTATTAGTGTCTTGCTGAAACTCAGTGACGGTACCGAACATCCTCTTGATATTATAGGCGCTGCTGAATGGTCACGCCTACAGCTAAAGACTTTACAGAATACCATTCCAGAGGCTGTTTACTTTGAGGGGACATTCCCATTTGAGACTTTAAATCTTTATTACGTACCTAGCGCCGCTGAAACTTTAGTGATTTACTCTGAAAAGCCTTTTACAGCGCTGACTTTGAGCACTACTTTTGAATTTCCACCATCATATGCAAAAGCCTTTAGATACGGTTTGGCCATTGAGTTAGCTCCCGAGTATGGGGTGCAACTCTCACCTGACATTTACAGAGGCTACACAAATGCAATGGACTTGCTTGAGCGCAGAAATACTCAAGACATATTGATGAATTCAGACCCATTTGGTGCCGCTGCG